GAGCCGCGGGTTCAACTACCAATGTTGTAATTGGCCCCACAGCTGGTGTAGGCAACTTAACCATTAACAGTGGTACCACAGTGGCCATAGCCAATACTGGTGGTTCTGCACTGAGTGTGGCTGGCAACATAGTGGGTGGCAATCTCAGCACTGGCGGGGTAGTCAGTGCCACAGGCAACGTAATTGGTGGTAATGTTAGCACTGGTGGATTGATCACAGCCACTGGTAACATCACTGGCGGAAATCTAATTACCAATGGCGCATTGATTTCTACTGGCAGTACCAGTGTTACAGGCAATGTCACTGGCGGCAACATCATTACCAATGGTGCAGTTTCAGCAGGTGGGTTGATCTCAGCCACAGGCAATGTCACTGGCGGCAATGTCAACACCGCAGGTTTGGTTTCTTCAACTGGCAACATAATCAGCGCAGCCAATGTCAGTGGTGCATATGTGATTGCTTCTCAAACTGTGATTGGTGCAACTGTCAGTGCCACTGGTGCTGTGTTGGCAACAGGCAATATCAGTGCTGGCAATTTGCTAATAGGTGCAGGTTTAACACTGACTGGCAATGTTTTGGGCTCACTGGCTACCACTGGCAATATTACCGCAGCCAATGTCAATGCCACTGCGGCACTGAGTGCCGCAGGCAATATCACTGGCGGTAATTTACTGACTGCAGGATTGATTTCAAGCACTGGCAATGTCAACACAGCTGGTGGCGTATTGGCCACTGGCAATGTCACTGGCGGAAATGTCAATGCCGCTGGTTTGAGTTTGAGTGGCAACGTACTCAGTGCGCTGAATTCAACTTCTAACATCACTACCACCGGCAATATTTCAGCTTTGTTTTATTCTGGCAATGGCAGTTTGTTGACTGGAGTAGTGGCTACAGGCATTGGTACACTGTCTAGTTTGAGTGTGACAGGCAATATTGATACAGGCAATCTACTGACGGGTGGATTGATCTCTGCTACTGGTCAAATCACTGGCAATCAGTTCAATGGATCAGGTGCTGGGTTGACATCAATTCCCGGTGGCAATGTCACTGGCACAGTGGCTTCAGCCACATCAGCTACTTCGGCTACCACAGCTGGCACTGTGACCACAGCAGCACAGCCCAATATTACCTCAGTGGGCACACTCAGCAGTTTGGCAGTGACTGGCAATGTATCAGCTGCAAACTTCATTGGTACTCTCAACGGATCAGCAGCCAATGTTACTGCAATCAATGCGTCAAATATTTCAAGTGGCACTTTGGCACAAGCACGTTTGGCCAACGACGCAGTCACTTTGGGCAGTACAGCACTTACACTTGGCGCAACAGTGACCACAGTGGCTGGTTTGACCAGTGTGACGTCAACCACATTTGTTGGTGCGTTGACTGGTGCAGCCACAACGGCTGGCACAGTTACTACAAACGCACAACCCAACATCACTTCAGTGGGCACACTCAGCAGTTTGACAGTGACCGCCAATACCACATCAGGTAACCTGCTCACAGGTGGATTGATATCAGCAGCTGGTCAAGTCACTGGTAGTCAGTTCAATGGATCAGGTGCTGGATTGACATCCATCCCAGGTGGCAATGTTACTGGCACTGTGACTTCAGCAACCACAGCTGGTACTGTGACCACAGCAGCACAACCCAACATTACCAGTGTTGGTACACTATCTAGCCTGGCAGTAACTGGAAACACTACATCGGGCAATTTCATTGGTACTCTCAACGGATCAGCAGCCAACGTTACTGCAATCAATGCGTCAAACATCTCAAGTGGCACTTTGGCACAAGCACGCTTGGCCAATGCCAGCTTGACTGTAAATGGAACCTCAATTGCTCTTGGTGGATCAGGAACTGTCACTGCAACAGCAACAGCCGCGCTAACCATTGGTACTGGACTTGGTGGGACTAGTTACAACGGCAGCACAGGCGTCACAATTACCAACACTGGTGTTACCAGTATTGTGGCTGGCACAAACATTGCAGTGAGTGGTGCAACTGGTGCAGTCACAGTGAGTGTTACAGGAACTGTGCCAACTGCTACATCAGCTACCACTGCAGGCACAGTGACCACTGCTGCACAACCTAACATCACTTCAGTGGGTACACTGAGCTCATTGGCTGTAACAGGTAACACTTCTGCAGGCAATTTCATAGGCACACTCAATGGATCAGGTGCCAATGTAACTTCAATCAGTGCTACCAACATTTCGTCAGGCACGTTGGCACAGGCCAGATTGGCCAACGCATCATTGACAGTGAACGGTACGTCTATTTCACTGGGTGGTTCAGGCACTGTCACCGCCAATACTCCCAACTCGTTGACATTTAACAACGGTGGCGCCGGCGGCGCATCGGGTTCAACGTTCAATGGCAGTGGAGCGCTGACTGTGAGTTACAACACTGTTGGTGCGCCCAGTACCACAGGTACCAATGCCAGCGGCACCTGGTCAATCAATGTCACTGGGTCAGCTGGATCAGCAACCACAGCAACTTCAGCCACTACCGCTGGTACGGTTACCACTGCTGCACAACCCAACATTACTTCAGTGGGTACACTGAGTTCATTGGCTGTGACTGGCAATATCACCGCGGGCAATGTCAGTGCAACTTTGTTCACAGGCACTGCAACACAAGCTCGTTATGCTGACTTGGCCGAAATGTACTGTGCTGATGCTGACTATGAGCCAGGCACTGTGTTGATCTTTGGTGGCGCACACGAAGTAACTGTCAGCAATTTAGCTATGGATCAAAAAGTAGCTGGTGTAGTCTCTACCAATCCTGCACACTTGATGAACTCAACTTTGGAATGTGAACATCCAGTGGCCGTTGCACTCACTGGCCGCGTTCCAACTTTGGTTGTGGGACCAATTACCAAAGGTGATATGATGGTTTCAGCTGGCAATGGCAGAGCCAAAGCCTGTGCTGTGCCAGTGTTGGGATCTGTGATTGGCAAGGCCATTGAAGACTTTGATGGCGAGCAGGGCATGATTGAAATTGTTGTAGGAAGATTATAATGGCATACGTAGGTAACACACCGCAGATTGGACAGTACAGAAAGATGGATAACTTGGCGTTTGATGGCACCACATCCACGTTCAATATCACTGTGGGCGGTGTGGCATTTACTCCGCCCACTGCCTATGCCATGATGGTGGTGCTAAACAATGTTACGCAGAACCCTGACGTAGACTTTTCAGTATCAGCAGCCACAATAAGTTTTGCTAACCCGCCAGCAGCGTTGACTCCGTTTTTTGGCATTATCATGGGTGACACATTGTACACTGGCACACCCAGTGACGCCACGGTAATCAACAGCAAAATTGCCAATGGTGCTATCAGTTACAATAAATTCGATACCAACACGCAGTCAAGACTGACTGCCAATCAAATAATTTTTGGAGTTTAAAGAATGGCAAGAGAAAGAATTTACGAATATGTTTTTACACCTGGTACATCAGGACTGGGCACTGTAAAAGTACAAGGGCGAGTAAACCTTGCTGATTTCTTGGCCATTTACAACACCACAGACAACATCAACATTTTTAACTTTGGCGATCCAACTCTGGGTGGCACAGTGAGTTTCAGTTCAGCAACTATTTCTGGGTTGCCCACAGCCTATGATGGAGTTACCACACTGGCTTTGAACTTTGATACCAGTTCTATGTCAGCCAATGATGAGCTAGCTATCTACGTAGAAAGTCGTGAACTGGTAACTCAACCTTGGGCATTTGGTCAAGATGCCATTGGCCGCGAACGAGTCAGCAATCCTGAAGCACTGATTGACGCTGACTTTGAGTATGGTTTACAAAATACCAAATGGCAAAATGTCAGCACAGTGAACAACATTCCTGCTTTTTATGAAGATGTAGGCACTGATTTACTGTTCAGTACCAACGGTTACATCAGTTTGTTAGCTGGCGATGATGTGATTACCAGCAATGTGGACACGTCTGTAAGATTGTCAAATCCAGGATCTCCTGCATGGGTAACCAACGACTATGCATTGATTGTGAGTCAAACTCAAGGCAATACTACACCGTTTGTGTCAACTCATGCCACAGCCAATGTTGACAGTTCAGCAGAACGCACTTTCAGTGTGGCATCTACCACTGGATTCACAGCACTAGATAATGTGTTGATAATTGGCAGACCAGCCAGTGGCAACACAACCATTGCTGTGGCCAATATAACCAGTGTGGCCACAACCACAGTAAACGTGGCCAATGCTGCCAGTGCCAACATTTCTGACGGCACATATGTGATAGTAGAAACTGACACTGCCAATGTGTATGAAGTCATGGCTGTGACCAATGTTTCAGGCAACGCTCTCACAGTGATTAGACAAACCAATAATACTAACTCTGGCAATGCTAATATAACCATTGGCAACGATATCTACGCTGTGAGCAGTTTGGAAGTTGCACAGATTCAAGAAGTCACAGACGGCACCACTCTACAACTTCAAAGAGGATGGTACAATATTCCTGCGGTGAACACTTTTGAAATTGGCTCAGTGATTCAAAGATTGAGCGGCAATGTAGAATTGGTCAAACAGAGTGCAATCAGCACTGCGGTCAATGGATTGCAGACCATTGCTAGAGGTCAGTTTAACACCACTGCTCTCACAGCCGCAGGCACAGGTTCTCCAATGATCAGAATGACTGGTGTATTTGATGCATCTGGCAATGCCAATATTCCAACCATAGCTGTCAACGCACCAGACAATGGCCTGGTGGCAGGAGATTATGTAAGCGCATTTAATCAAGCCAGCAGCAATGCTGAAGGTATAAACATTGTAGACATGGCTGAAACCAACAACTTCAGCTACTATCCACGCCGAACCACAGGCTTGGCGGTGGGCTATCCACTGAATCAGACTGACACAGTGATTAGAGAAGCATTTGCTTATACAGGAGCAGATCTTGACATTGCAACCATAACCAGCGACGGTGCCACACCCAGTACTATCACTGTGACCACATTCTATGCTCACGGCCTGGTTCCAGGTACTCCAATTTTGGTCAACTTGACTTCGGGCACCAATACCAGTTATGGCGAAGGTAGCTTTTTGATTGTGAGTGTGCCCAGCACCACTACATTTACCTATACAGCCAAATTAGGTGCAGCAGTTTCGGGCAGCTTGGCAGGCATTGTCAATGTGCGCTCCAACGCCACTTTCTTGCCTAGGCCGTTTGACGGAGGCGTGGTTCTTGGACCGGGTACTCCCACACGTGGTGCCAGTGCTGTGCGCCAAACCAAAAAATATTTCCGATATCAATCTGGCAAAGGCATATTGTTCACTTCGGGTAGTATGCTGAAACCCACGTTTGATGTCACTGCCCTTTCTGCAGCCGGCACAGTGACCAACAGCAATATCACAATTACCACTGACCTAGAGCACGGACTCAATGCTGGTGCTGTGATTACATTGTCTGGCGTAACCACATCTGGATACAATGCGTCAGGTTATGTGGTCACTTCTATCACCAGCGATGTGAGTTTTGTGGTGCAAGCTCAGGGAACCCTGGGCAGCACCACTCCTGAATTGGGTCAACAGCCCAGAGTCAATATCACTGCCTGGCACGGCAGTTCAATTCGCGCTGGTATTTTTGATGATCAAAATGGCTTGTTTTGGGAGTGTGATGGCCAATCAGTCAATGTGGTTCAACGCAGCAGCACCTTTCAGTTGGCAGGACTGTGCAGTGTTGGTGCAGGTTCAAATTTGGTCACAGGCGACGGTACTTGCCGCTTTCAAGACCAACTGAACAACGGTGATGTGATTGTGATCAAAGGCATGACACATTCAGTGACCAGTATTCTCAACAACAATAGAATGACTGTGGTTCCAACTTTTAGAGGAGTCAGCAATCAATCTCGAGTGAGACTGACTTTGCGCAACGAAACAAGAATCAGACAAAATCAGTTTAACATTGACAAATTGGATGGAACAGGACCCAGTGGATTTACACTGGACGCAAGTAAAATGCAGATGTTGGGCGTAGAATACTCTTGGTATGGCGCTGGCTATGTGCAGTGGATGGTTCGTGGTCAAACTGGTGAAATGATACCCGCTCACCGTTTGCCCAACAACAATCGTAACAATGAAGCATACATGCGTTCAGGTAACTTGCCTGGCAGATACGAAGCTATAAACGAAACACCCATTAACAGTCTCAACGGTGCCATTGATGCTTCTGTGACCACAATCACTTTGAGAGATGCCACTGACTATCCTTCAGCCAGTGTGACCTATCCAGTGTTTGTGATGATTGACAGCGAAATCATCAAGTATTCTGGCAAAAGCGGCAATGATCTCACTGGATGCACGCGAGCTGCCACTTTCACTCAGTGGATTGAAGGCGCCAGCCGTAGTTTCACATCCAGCGCAGCCGCATCACATGCCGACAACTCTGGAGTGATATTGATTTCCAATACCTGCACTCCATTGGTCAATCACTGGGGCAGTTCGGTAATTATGGATGGCAGTTTTGACGGTGACGAAGGTTACCAATTTACATTCAATCGAACCAACTATGGTTTGCCAGGCACAGTGGGACAAAAACAAACAGCCTTCTGTATGCGTCTGTCACCCAGTGTTTCAAACGGTATCATTGGTAATCTGGGGGTGCGAGACTTGATCAACCGTGCGCAGTTGAGCCTGAGCAACATGGTTGTCAACATTACCACAGGCCGATTCTTGATTGAAGGTATTCTCAATCCCAGCAACATAGATGCTGCCAACACAACATGGACTGGACTCAACACCGTCGGCGGCGGATTCCAGCCCAGTTTCTCAGAGTTTGCTGTGGCTCCCAAATACACTGATGAAAGTACTGGTGGTGTCACAGGATCACTGTTTGGATCAACTGGCGGTTTTGCCAAAAGTGGCACTAAAGTCACATTTGCCAGCAGTCGTACCTTCGCCAATTTGGCTCCGACCAACATATCTAGTTCAGGTGCCAATGCCAATATCACTGTTCAACTCACTTCCACTGGCACTACCTATAACATCAACACTGTACAAATCACTGTGCAAAATCCTGGGTCAGGTTATGCTGTGGGCGACACGCTGAAAGTTACAGGCAATTTACTAGGCGGCAGCACCACTGCCAATGATTTGACGCTGACTGTGCTGGCCATTACCACCGAACTCGCTGGTGGTGAAAGACTGTTTGCCATACCAATCAGTACCACAAATTCTGGAACCTTGGATCTACACGCGGTCAAACAGATTGGTACCAGTGCCATACCAGGCACAGGCGTGTATCCCAATGGACCCGAAGTGTTGGCAGTGCAGATCACTGCACTGTCTACCAGTTCCAGCCCAGTGGGCGAAATTCAGCTTCAGTTCCAAGAAAGCCAGGCCTAAAAATCACTCAGCCAAATATCGTTCTACTGTGTCAATTTTACCTTGCACAGCTTCGATGTTTACTGTGCTCCACAGGCCTGGATGCATGGGTCTAGGCCATGTGCCTTGGTCTACCCATGCGTACCCAATGTGTTCGTGATTGAGACGAGGCTGGAACTCATCTTTGACTGCACATACCCAGGTATGGTATTCAAAATTTGAATCTGCAGAAGTAAATTTTTCCAAAGGCACTAGGCGTTGATAAGTGGGAAAGCTGCCCAGTTCTTCTGTGCATTCACGTTCCATACCGCCCAGCAGTGTTTCGCCAGCTTCTATTTTGCCACCAGGCAAGCCCCATGCTCCTGGATGCTTGGGGTCATTGCGCAATAGATAAAGATACCGTTTGGTGCTGCTGGCTCTGAACCACACACCCACTGCTTTTACAGGACCAGTCTCCATTGGCCTCCAGGGTAAAATCCTTGATAACTTTTGATCCAGGTATCGCCAGTCCACACATACTGAATACCTGTGGTAATGTTGGTCACATACTGGCCTTCGGGTTGTGTTTGTGCACGAAAAACCACTTGCCAATAATTGTCTGCATATTCTATGATGTCATTGGCATCAGCAATCAACGGTCGACCGTTGGCTCCAACCCAAGCATCAGCAGAATAAGTGTTGCTGCCGCTGCCAGTGGATTCAGTGAGCAAATATCTCTGTCCTTCTATGGCGCTGTCTAGTCCATTCAACGGCCCACTGGCCTGTGGGTCAATCACTGCATCCACTGCGGGCAAGGTATTTTGTGGCACTGTGTCAATATCCAGGTCGTACAACACAAAACGGTCGTCGTTGGGGTCAAGAGTAATGGTGCCCACAACTTCACTGCCATCGGGCTGCTCAAGAAAAATTTGACTGATACCCGGCCTCAAAACTCCGTACACTCCTATCACAGCTGGCCACAGTAGATTGCTGTTGGGCACAATGTTGGTTGCAGTCAAACTGTTGTTGCTGGGTTCATACACAGAACTGGACTGGCGCAAAACTTGTATTTTGTTGCCGATCAATACTGCTGCATAGTTGTAAGGTGTAAAAACCATTCTTGTTCCCAGCAACAGATCGCTGTTGGTAATGGCATTGATTGCGTCACCGTTGGCATCAAACACACTGGCCACAATGCGTTCGATAACACCCAGTTTCTTGACTTTGGCTGGAGAACTGATCCAAATTGGCAAGGTAAATCTCAGGGTACAGATATCAATGGGATTGTCTGTGCCTTGTGGAATGGTTCTCGAAGTCCAGGTTGTGCCGTCCAGCTCCACCACACTCAAAGATGTCCAGTCAATGTAGTTGTCAGTGCTTTGGATTTCCAAACTGGGATTAAACAATGTCAAAATTTGTTCTAGCAACTGTAATTTCTGATTGGTATTGCTGGTCCAGATATCCAAGTTCAGTGTGAGCTTGTATGGCACTGGCATCAGTCTTTCAATACTGAATGCATTGCCTTGCGTGGTTTCATAAGTTTCAGTGGCAGGGTCGTAGGTGCGTTGACGAACTTCAATTTTGCTCACATGGTATGGTTCTTGAATGCGTGAGCGATCATAATCTAGGCCGGTGATGTAAAAAGTCATCAACGGAGTTGATGGCAGGCTGGACGCAGAGTTTTGTTGAATTATAGTTTGAGCATTACGACTAGAGTCGCCGTAACGCACAGGCACACGCAACAGTGCAGCATTTTCACTGTTTTCTTCTCGGCCATATTCTACTTGAAAGCCTGAAAAGATTCTAGTAAACTGTAGCAGAAATCGTCGGATCTGCTCGTCGTAAAAGAATTGTTGCATGGTTAACTCGATCTCTGTCCTGGTTGTGTGCGAGGAAAAGGTTTGGCAGGTTTGTCACCACCGTCGTCGCCGTTGTCTGCTCTGGGTTTGAGAATTTCACTCAGACTTTGTCTGCTGGGAATGTTGCCCATGTCAGTGGTCGGCACTGTGTATGTATTGTTTACAAAGGTTGAACGCAAAGTATTGTTGGTTGAACCATTGTTCAAATTGGTACGCACATTTTCTTCAATTTTAACCCATCTACGACCGTCATATCTAAACAGTCGGTTGGGCTGGTAATCCAATCTCAAAGCATAATCTCCACTCACTGGATTGGTTGGAAAACTCACTCCGGGTGTAACTGGCAAACCATTGGGTGCCATATCACTGCCAGTGAGATAGCCCATGGTGTAGCCAAAACTTTTGGGCGTGACATTCATGCCACCTTGAGTGCCATCCACTGTGAGTGTTTCATCGGCTGTGATGCTGTCAGGATTGCCTGGTTGATCATCCTGTGTTGGCACAATGTAAAATTTGGAGACGTCATACCCACTCAGTGGCACTTCGACATCGGCCTGTGTAAGTATAGCGTCATTGATTTGTGTGTCTTTGTCCCTGGTGCCTTGCACATCACTGATGGTAGCCGGTGTGTATGGACGCCAGAACGCAGTGTTGTCAATGGCCGTGCCTGCAGGAGTATTTTGCTGCGCCTGATAGTAATTGTCACCGTAGTTAACAATGGCACCCATGGGATAAAAGTCGCCTGGATCCCAGATGTATTCGGCCACAAAAGGTTTGTCAGTGATTGACTTGTATTCTTGCTGGTCGTTCAGTGGTGTGGCTTTCACACGCCATAGGTGCGGCAACCAAGTTTGGCTAAATCCTTCAGAAGCAAAAGCAGCGTCTTGAATCACATAGTATTTGGGAAAAGCTTTGGGGATGGCTGGATTCAACGGATTATAGTCTTTGAGGTTAGGAATTTCCAACACATCACCGTTCATGAGCTTGCGCCCAAATGTGTCAATCATGTCATTGTAATGGAAAGTTATGAACAAAGTATCATTGTTCAAAAACAAGCCAAACTGTGTGAGATCAAAATCAATGTCTTGAGTGTTGTACACACCTCGCATGACATAGATATCAGGATCATACACTCGATCGCGGTTTTCCAGCAACAGCAAGTCCTGAATGTTCAACACACTTTGATCTTCATAAACTGGCTGTGTGGCATCGGCATTGCCCGAAAAGGCCGAATCTTCGCCCCCAGTCTGCGGCCCCATGTATTTGTGCACCAAAATGTCAAGTCCACCAACTGTATACATTTCTGAAATGGTGCGGTCCAAAAACTGATAATCTCGTGTGCGATTTGGGCGGTAGAGGCTTAGGCGTGGCATGATACAGTATTTATGGGCAGGTTGACCAATATTTTGGATGCTGTTATAATTACAGTCAAAGGAGCCCCAATGAAGACTGCTGTTATCAAACCCTTGAATCCTCGTAGCCCTGACACCAAGTATGTAGGCGACGAGCCGCTATGGCGCGAACAGCCCACAGACAACCGATTTGCTGTGCTTACAAGGGCATTCAATTGGTATGGCTACTTCTACGGCAAAAAAGAAGCCAAGGATTTCATTGCTGGCTATCTTGATCGCCGCGAACGTGTTCGAGATGCTCGCAAAATCCGTGCCACACCTGACAGTCAAATTCGACTCACACCAGGCTGGCTGTGTCGCATGGCAGACATGGGCTTGCAGTTGGATGAGCATGAGCAAATCAAGCTGGACAACATGATTGCAGAAACACTGGCTGTGAAAGAACAAGTCAAAGTAGAAGCTGTGCCTGAAAAAGACGAACCTGCCAAAATAACCATCCAGGATCGACTGCGTGAAAAAGTGTCGGAGTGCCTGGGCGAAATGGAAGGCATGTTTGACGAATTCATTGCGTCAGGTGCCAAACTCACAGCCGACTACAAACCTGTGAGTTTGATGCGTAGCATGAACATTGCTCCGCAGCTGACCAGCATGATTCGTGATCACTGGACTCGTCGTCAGTCTGAGTTTGAACAGGCAGTGGCCGGCGAAGATGCGCAAATTGCACAGGGCTACAGTCATCTGACCAAAACACAGCTCAAGAACTGTGTGAAGTTCTGCGAGTCAGTGATCACTGACTGCGGTGCCTATGTGCAGATCAAGAAGGTAGAACGCAAGCCTCGCAAGGTCAAACCTGTCACGCCAGAAAAACGTGCAGCCAAGTTCAAAATTCTAACAGAGTTTGCCGAGCTCAAGCTCCGTAGCCTGCCAGCAGCTCAGTTGGTAGACAAGAGCGAAGCCTGGCTCTACGACACTAAAAAACGCAAACTCATACACTTGGTAGCCGACAGTCATGCGCAGGCTTTTACTGTGAAGAACAACACTGTGATTGGTTTCTCCACTGTGGAAACTGTGCAAAAAACCCTGCGCAAGCCTGCAGAGCAACTGAAAACCATCACTGCCGCAGGCAAGCCAGCAGCTCGCAAAGCTTTCAAAGACATCAAAGCCACAGAAACTGCCTGGAATGGCCGTGGTACAGATACGCTGGTCATTCTTAAGAGTTGGTAAATACACGGCCTCAATATATAGATTGACCTCATAATATGAAAGTGTTATTGACCCTGGGTGACAGCTGGACACAAGGCGCTGAACTCGGCCGCGATGAGTTGCCCTATGGCAAATTGTTGCGGACCCAGATGAAGTTTGATTTGTTTTACAACTTTGGCAAAGCTGGAGCCAGCAACGAACACATGGTTCAACAGTTGCAGTCATATTTTGATCAGTACCATCGCCCGTATCATCAAATCACCGTGATTGGCTTTTTGACTAACCCGCACCGCACTGCATACTGGCCACATGGCGCAGATTTCAATGTCAACGGACATCAACGATCTCACTGGGACCAAGAAGCCAAAGAAGTATTCATGCAAACATGGTTGCACTTTCACCAAGATGAAATCACAGTGTTAAGAAACAGCTTGGCCATCTGTGCATTGCAAACCTGGTGTGCTCGTTATAATATTTCTGACTATTATTTTTCAGGCTGGAATCACTATCCAACCTGGTTGCCTTGTGTAAATGTAGATAAAATTTGGGCGCAGGGCAAAGAAACCGCAGCTGATTGGTTTGGTGCAACCAAATACATCGACGATTATATCCAAGACGCTGAAAATAATCCCTACATCCGCCCTAATCATTGCCATCCCAATCAGCTCGGCCACCAACTGATTGCTGACCGACTGCAAAGCTGGATAGAGCACAGACAATAAATACAGGGACCAGGAGTCCCTATATGGCCGAGCAGCAGCAAGACAGTCTGTCTACATTAAAGCAAAATCTCATTGAATATGTTCAGCTTCAGCTGGCCAGTCAAATCATTGATCTTGAACTGGATCCTGAACATTACGAAGCAGCCTATCAAAAGACCATTGGTACCTATCGTCAGCGGGCAAATAATGCCTATGAAGAAAGCTACAGCTTCATGTATTTGGTCAAAGACGAAAATATCTATCAGTTACCTCAAGAAGTAAGCAGTGTAAGACAAGTTTTTCGTAGAACATTTGGCGATGCTACCGGTCCTTATGCATCAAACTTTGATCCGTTTAGTCAGGCCAGTCTCAATGTGTACCTAATGAATTTCAACGTGGCCGGCGGCCTGGCTACCTATGATTTTTATTCGCAGTATGTGGAGTTGGCAGCCAGAATGTTTGGCGGTTACATGAACTACACATTCAATCCTGTGACCAAAAAACTACAGTTGATCAGAGATCCCAAAGCCACAGGCGAAGCAGTATTGTTGTGGACATACAATCTCAAACCAGAAATCAATTTACTCAGTGATCATCAAATTTCACAGTGGATTCGTGATTACATGGTGGCCAACTGCAAGATGATCATTGGCGAGGCTCGTGAAAAATTTGGACAGATAGCAGGCCCACAAGGCGGCGGCACATTAAACGGCACTGCTATGAAAGCCGAAGCCAAAGAAGCCATAGCAGACCTTATTGATCAACTCAAGATGTATGTTGACGCCAGCCAGCCCTTGACCTGGGTCATTGGTTGATACAGTCATGCCTGCAACTCTGCTGGTAGGGTGCAGTTTTTTGACCTGTCTGACCTATCGTATGTCAGACACTGACCTGTCCATTGATGCAAAAAAATATCATGTGTTGGCCAGCCCTGGCTCAGGCAATCAAGCCATAGCAGCAAGAACCATATATCAGCTCAGTGAACATCAATATGACCATGTGATTGTGTTGTGGTCAGGCATCAATCGTGTTGATTTCCCCATCAGCTGTGATCTACACAAAACTTATCCGCCCAATACCAAAGATCAATGGACTGCCTACTGCTCAGTGGGCAGCATGGCCTGGTACCACTCAGGCGGCATCTTGGGCACTGGCACGCAAAATTCTCATACACCAAAATCAATAAAAAAGTTTTTTCAAACACAGTATCTAGGAGCAGCGGCCAACAGTCGTTATCTCACAGATCTTTCATTGTTGAGCATAATTTCAACGCAGGCTGTGTTGGACAGTCGTGATCAAAGTTATCAAATGGCGTTTATCTATGACACTCAAAGAGACACTTTCAATCATGAGCAAGAACACAGTTTTGGCTGCATGGATACCAGCTCACCTTTGTATAACATGATAAATTGGAAAAAGTTTTGTCGCTTTGAAGCACCTTATGAGTGGGCCAAAATGTCAGGCAAACTGGAAACCGATCAGTTTCACCCCACTAGAAATGCCATGATAGAATGGTTTAGATTGGCCATGAACATTGACCTACAACAGTAGTTGTGTTACACTGTGATTATGGACCTCATGATTGACCTTGAAGGCCTGGGCACAGGCCCAGAAACCACTATTCTTACCATTGCTGCTCAGGCCTTTGATCCAGTTGGGTCTGGATATTATGAACAGTCGTTCTATGCCAGAATTACACTGGAAAGTCAGGAAAATCGCAGCATTGAACAGGGCACCATTGACTGGTGGGCCACACAACCTGCTGTGGTGCGTGAAGAAGCATTTGCTGAAGAGGGACGCATACCATTGAATGAAGCCTTAGACGCCCTAGGTAAACTGATTTGGCACTCCAAGCGAATCTGGGCACAGGGCCCAACCTACGACATGAACATCCTTGAACATGCCTACAAAAGCTATCACAAACCCCTGCCTTGGAAGTACTACATGGTGAGAGATAGTCGCACTGTGTTTTCACTGTGGCCAGATCAGCCTATTCCGCCCACCACACACCATGCTCTGGAAGATTGTCGCAGACAAATAGCCATGCTGCAACACACACTTAAATACCTCAACGTGCAGGAGCTAAAATGATAATAGGAATTTGCGGATTTATTGGTTCAGGAAAAGATACCATTGCTGACTTTCTTGTAAACTTCCATGGTTTCAAACGCGAAAGTTTTGCCAACACACTCAAAGATGCAGTATCCGCAGTGTTTGGTTGGAACCGAGATTGGTTAGAAGGTCGCACCAAAGGTGCCAGAAAGTGGCGCGAGGAAGTTGATCCCTGGTGGGCACAACGTCTTAACATACCGCATCTAACACCACGTTGGATTTTGCAAAATTGGGGGACTGAAGTTTGCCGCAAAGGTTTTCATGATGATATCTGGATTGCTGCACTGGAAAACAAGCTGCGCAACAGTGCGGATCATGTGGTGATTTCAGACTGTAGATTTCCCAATGAAATTCGTGCTATCAAGAGTGCTGGTGGGCAGGTGATTAGAGTCATACGTGGCCCTGAGCCAGAATGGTATCAGGATGCTGTGAATGTCAACGATGGGCGGGGTAACATGAGCTGGATGATCAGTCGGGAGCGTCTCAAAACTCTAGGAATTCATGCCAGTGAAACCAGTTGGATTGGCACAGATTTTGATGCAGTGCTAGATAACAACAGCACCTTGGATCATTTGTATCAGCAAGTTATACATCTGGTGCAAGATCTCCCAGGCGCCACGGTAGATCACTCCTAGACACTTCTTCCACACAGTTTTTACAAATAGACTTGAGATTTTTGAATGCAACATTGTTGAGATCTCCGTCAATATGATACACCAATATCTGTGCTGAATATCTGGCTTTGAAGCCGCAACGATCGCATTGCATTTTTTTCTTATAGCCCGCTGACTCCCAGCGGGCTTGTCTTTTTTTAAGTCCACGCCCTTTGCGTTGGCATGTTTCACACCTTGACCTATAGTGAGTGACATCTTCGCGGATGTAATTCACTGCACATGGTCGTTGATCACAAGCCTGGCAAATGGGACGCATGATACTATTTATTGTCAGGACCTTTGGCAAAGGGCGCTCAACTCCACGGTTTTTGGCATTTGCCTATAAATATCTGTAACTTGAAAAGGAACCCACCATGGCTCTAGTATCTCCAGGCGTAGAAGTAACAGTAGTTGACGAAAGTCAATATATTCCTTCAGCTGTAAACACAGTACCGTATTTTGTCATTGCCTCTGCGCAGAACAAAGTTTCTGGCGACGGTATCACCGTTGCAGCTGGCACCTTAGCTGCCAATGCCAACAAAACTTATTTGATTACCAGTCAACGAGATTTGGTTGCTACTTTTGGTGTACCATTCTTTTACAATACCACTACTGGCACTCCGATCAATGGTTATGAGCTCAATGAATATGGATTGCTTGCAGCATATTCTGCACTGGGAGTAACCAATCGTGCTTATATTCAGAGAGCTGACATTGATCTCACTGAGCTCACTGCAAGTTTAACTCGTCCAGTAGGTGTTCCTGCTGACGGAACTAGCTGGTTGGATACTTCTGAATCTGTTTGGGGTATTCAAGAATGGAATCAAACTACCAACACCTTCACTGTTAAAACACCATTGATCATAACCAATGCCGATGATGTGGTTGACAGTGAAGGCACCACACCAGATGACTTTGCACCCTTGCCCAGCATTGGCAGCATTGGCGATTATGCTGTGAGTACGTTGACTACATTTAACTATGGTTACTACAAAAATAGCAGCAACACCTGGGTATTTTTGGGCAGTGACGACTGGAAAAATTCATGGCCCACAGTGACAGGCACCGCAAGTCCAACTTCGTTGACCGTGGGGGCCAACATGTTAATCAACGACACGTTGGTTACAGTGGGTGCTACCAACACTGTGGCTGGCTTTGCAGCAGTGATCACTGCTGCTGCTATACCTGGGGTAACTGCCGCAGCAGTCAGCGGAAAATTGCAAATCTATGCTGATTCTCAAGCAACCAATGATGGATCTACTGGATCAGGTGGTATTGTGTCAATTGAAGCTGGGCCAGTCAGTGGTGCTGCTTTGTTGACAGCACTGGGTATTCAAGGCATTGACTATTATGCGCCAGAATATCTTAATTCTTATAGTTACCAGGCTCCAAGATGGAGAACCACAGACACCGAACCTGAACCAACTGGATCTGTATGGAACAATATGAGTGCGGCCAACAACGGTGTCAACCTATCATTTAAAAAATACAGCACAGCACTGGGCACCTTTGTGTCTCAAAACGTAGGTGTGTACTACGGTGAATTAGGAGCTTTACAGGCACTGGATCCATCGGGTGGCGGCAAAAATATACCTGTTGGCACAGTGATTGCTATTGCAAACAACGCAGTGACAGGCTTGGTTGAAAAACCCTCTTTTGCCTTTAGATTGCTAGAACGCCAAACATTTGGTCAGACAATCATCACTGGTACAACCACACCCACTGGAACACCTTTTGTTGTGGGCAATACATTTACACTGGAAGCCAGCGCAGTGCCTGTGACACTGACTCTGAACTCTGGCACAGTGACCATAGGCGGTACAGGCACTGTGGCTGACTTTATTGCAGCCGTCAGTGCTGCCAATGTTGACTATGTGAGCGCCAGTGTGAATTCGGCAGGCAACATAGTGTTTACACACAGTCAAGGAGGAACAATCTTTTTGACCACTGGCACTGGTACTCCATTGACCACTGCTGGTTTTACAGATGCAACTCCTGGAGTGCGAGTCAGTGAAGTCAATGAGTTAATCTTGTCAAACTTTGTGACCACGCCTGAATTTACTTACGCTGCCAGTGACACTGCACCAGATGTTGATCCTGCTGATGGTCGCCTGTGGTATTACAGTACTGTGAGTCAAGTTGACATTATGATCCAAAACGGCACTGAATGGTTAGGTTATCAAAATGTAAGCAATGACGTACGTGGTTACGATCTGTCTTTGACCAACGCTTCTGGACCCATTGTGGCAGCCACGGCACCCACCACACAAAACGATGCAGCTCAGTCACCACTGGTCTATGGAGACATTTGGATTGACAGCAGTGACCTTGAAAACTATCCATTGATTTACCGTTGGCAAGCAGTGGATGGAGTTGATCAATGGGTAGCAGTTGACACCACTGATCAAGTCACAGAAAATGGTGTGCTGTTTGCTGATGCTCGCTGGGCGCCCAATGGTACCACAGATCCTATCAGTGATCCATTGCCTACCATTGAAAGTCTATTGACTTCTGACTATCTTGACCTAGATGCTCCTGATCCAGCTCTGTATCCACAAGGCATGTTGTTGTTCAACACCAGACGCAGCGGATACAATGTCAAGAGTTTCCAAGTGGATTATTTCAACTCCACTGATTTTCCTGATGATACCTTGCCCAGTGTGAAAAACACTTGGCTCACTGCCAGCGGCAACAAAGCTGATGGAGCAATGTATTCAGGTCGTCAGGCTCAGAGAAAAATGGTAGTGGCTGCAATGAAAGCTGGTCTGGACGCCAGTGCTGCTGCTAGAGAAGAGCAGAATCAATTCAACTTGATTTCAGCCACTGGTTATCCTGAGTTGACTCCAAACATGATTGCACTCAGCAATGAGCGCAACAATACCTTGTTTGTGGTTGGCGACACTCCCATGCGTTTGGGCCCAGACGGCAACAGTTTGGTTGCTTGGGCTACCAACAACGGCGGACTTGGTCTCGAAACCGAAGACGGACTCGCTGCTACCAGCAACTATGCAGCCAATTTCTATCCCAGCTGCCAGACCAATGACCTCAGTGGCAACACAGTGGTCAGTGCACCAAGTCACATGATGATGCGCACCATTCTGCGCAGCGATGCAGTGAGCTATCCTTGGCTGGCTCCAGCTGGCACTCGACGTGGTGTGGTTGACAATGCCACTGCCATTGGTTACATCAACAGCACCACTGGCGAGTTTGAACAACTCAGCGTTGGTCAAGCAGTGCGAGATATATTGTACGAGCGCAATGTCAACCCAATTACCTTTATTCCAGGTGTGGGTATTACCAACTTTGGTAACAAGACATCGACCACAACAACCACAGCGCTGGACAGAATCAATGTGGCACGTTTGGTTGCGTTCCTGCGAGGCAGACTGGAAGAAATTGGCAAACTGTTCTTGTTTGAACCCAATGATGAAATTACTCGTAATGAAATCACCAATACTTGCAACAGTTTGATGATTGACTTAATCGCCAAGCGAGCCATCTATGACTACTTGGTTGTGTGCGATTTGTCAAACAACACACCAGCTCGAATTGATAGAAACGAACTGTGGGTTGACATTGCCATAGAGCCAGTGAAAGCAGTGGAGTTCATTTACATTCCGTTGCGTATCAAGAACACTGGTGAAATCGCTTCTGGAGCATAATCAAATTAGGGGGCGGAAATTCCGCCTCCGATCCAGATAAATAAAAACATAGGAGATTACAAATGGCAGTTTCATCACTACAGAGAATGACAGTACCACTGGCAAGCGATCAAAGCGCAAATACCCAGGGTCTGTTGATGCCCAAACTCAAATACCGCTTCCGGGTGTTTTTTGAGAACTTTGGTATTTCTAAACCAACCACTGAATTGACCAAACAGGTGGTCAGTGCCACTAGACCCAATTTGACATTTGAAGAAATCACAATTCCAGTGTACAACTCAACACTGAAATTGGCTGGTAGACACAGCTGGGCTGATATCACCATTGCTCTACGCGATGATGCGTCAGGACAGATTGCACGACTGGTTGGTGAGCAGCTTCAGAAGCAAATGGACTTTGTGGAAATGGCCTCGGCATCGTCGGGTATTGACTACAAGTTCTTGACCAAGATTCAGATCCTTGATGGCGGCAACGGCGCAATTCAACCCATCGTTCTTGAGACTTGGGAACTGTACGGCTGTTACCTCAAAGGTGCAAACTATGGTGACTTGAACTACGGCACCAACGAAGCTGCAACAATTGAAATGAGCATTGCTTACGACAACGCCAACCAAACGCCTGAAGGCACTGGTGTTGGTACGCCTGTGGCACGTACTCTTGGTACTGTGGTCACTGGTGTTGGTCAAGGTCAGTAAGGATAACTTATGGCCAATGGTGGCGGCCCCTTTGGCATTGGCAATCAGATACTGCAGGGTTTTGGCGGCAACAATTACTTGCGTGATTACCGTCACGCAAGTAAAACTTTTACTACCAACAGTTATGAACTTAAACCTCGGTTTAAGTTCTTGTTCCATGTCAGTTTCACAATCAACATAGATGCCATTCCTTATCTAAGATCTGCTGGTGTATTAGGCAATCAAGAAGTCAAAGATCTCAGTTTGTTGGTCAAAACAGTGGATCTTCCCAAGTACAAAATTGCCACTGAAACTCTGAATCAATACAATCGCAAAAGAATAATTCAAACCAAAGTTGACTATCAGCCAGTGACATTGACATTTCACGACGACGGTGGAGACAATGCTCGTAGGCTGTGGTATTATTATTTTTCCTATTACTACAAAGACCCCACACAGCCATATCTTGCAGCCGCCGCCACCAACGGTACCAACGGCACTGTGAACAATCAAAGCACTGGATCAAATCTCAACACCAGAGACATTTACTCTGACGTACAAAGAAATCGCAACGGCTGGGGTTATTCAGGTGAATCTTGGACAGACGGTACCTCCACTGCTGATGGTGGCGGCAAACCACCATTCTTCCGTGACATAAGAATCTACGGCATGGATCAGCGCAAGTACGCTGAATATGTGTTGATAAATCCTGTGATATCAAATTGGGGACACGACACTTACTCCTACGAGGACGGCGCCGGCATCATGGAAAATTCCATGACCATTGATTACGAAACTGTAAAATATTACAGTGGTGCCATTGGCAGCAGTAGACCTGATGTCAATGTTCAAGGATTTGCTGACCCCAGTCACTATGACACTGAGTTAAGTCCAATCAGCCGCACCGGTGGCAATCAAACTGTGTTTGGCCAGGGCAGTTTGTTGGATGTCGGCGAAGGCAGCATTGAAGATTTGCAGAGTGGCTCATTGACTGGCCTAATAGGATCTGCACAAACTCCCATGCGCTCCTATGCTCAATTTGGTGGGAATCAAACCATTGGTCAGGTGGCTGTGGAAAAGAGTGCAGGCATTGCTCTGGGCACTGGCACACTGATTGAAGGCTTGCCTGCAGCCACACGATCGTTGATGAACAACCCTGGCGGCGTTTTTATTCCTACGCCTAGCATTAATACAGGATCAAATTAATATGAGCACTGTCAACGCTGTAAATCCCAATCTAGACAGCACAGTAAGAGTTTTTGACAACTTTTACAAATTCAACATCAACGTGCCTGCTGCTGAATACGATTTGGTCTACAGTTATTTCTTGCAAGAAATGGGCAACAAACGAGCCGCTGCAAATTTTGCAACCAGTTTGTTTCAAGTGGCATCGACCACAAACATTCCTGCACTGACTTTGTTGGGCGAATTTCAAGGCATCAATGGATTGAATCTCAATGCCAGCTTGGCATATTATCTAAATCAGATACGCAGCCGTGCCACACTGCTGGGAGTTGGAGTGGCCGTTGTTCCCAATGCCTACGTAGCTAGAAATATACTGATATGAGTCGTTGGGCACAGGGTCAGTATGTGGTTAAAAATCCTGACAAATATGTGGGCAAGGGCATACCAAGATTTCGTTCTGGATGGGAGCACAGTTTCATGCGCTTTTGCGACACCAACGATCACATTTTGCAGTGGGCCAGTGAAAGCATTGCCATACCTTATCGACATCCACTCACTGGCAAAATGACGCAGTACATTCCAGACTTTCTGATTACATACCGCAACAGAGACAATACAGTGAGAGCTGAGTTGATTGAAATCAAACCCAAAAAACAAAGTGTGATAGAAAGCAAAATGAGCAGTAAAGATAGAGCTGTGGTAGCAATCAACTATGCCAAATGGGATGCTGCAACCAAGTGGGCACGCCGCAACGGCATGACCTTTAGGGTGATCACCGAAAACGACATGTTTGCCAACGGGCGTGCCTGAGTCCATAAATATGGCATGACAAGAAAACTCGAACAACTGTTTGATTTACCACCAACAGAAACTGAAGTCGACACTGCTATACCCACACTGCCTTCCAATCGTGCAACCATAGTTGCACTGGATCAGGCCATTGACAAAATTGATTCGGCTCTGCCAGCTGTGCGTGGTCTAGATGCCACTGACACAGAAATGGACGAATTGGCCGGCTTGGCCACGGCCAGCTATCGAGATCTCATGGACTTAGGCATGCAAGTAGACAGTCGTTTTGCGTCTGAAATTTTTTCAGTGGCATCCAACATGCTGGGACATGCTATCACTGCCAAAACAGCCAAATTGGATAAAAAACTCAAGATGATTGATCTACAATTGAAAAAAGCTCGACTGGATCAATCACAACCTGAAGAAAAAGCACCGCAGCAGGGCCAAGGACATGTGTTGAGTCGCAATGAATTGTTGGATCGTATTCTTGGTACCAAGAACCAAAAAGCGCAAAATGAATAAATATATCACAGGAACCTGACATGAAACCATTTGCCAAATATCTAGCAGAAAGCGAACGCACATACGATTATCGTATCAAAATGTGTGGTCGCATTCCAGACGATCTTGTGCGCCAATTCAAAACCAAGCTGGATCAATTTGATCCAGTGAAATTAGGCGACATCAAAATCACTCCCATTCAAAAAGTGCTCACTGACTTTCCCAACAACAAAAATGACGCAGTGACCATGTTTGATGCCAGTTTCAAATATCCTGCCATTGAACCGCAAATCAAACAACTGTTTCAGTTGCTGGGCGGTGACCCCAATCTCATAGTGATGCAAACACAGGCTCATGTTGACGGCCTGGTTGACGAAGCAGACCGAGTTGAAACTGAAAACAAAGATTTGTTGGCCAACACTGATTTGCCGCCACCTGATGCTGAACAACGTGCACTGAAAAAAGATTACAGTGCTGAACCGCATGATCATGCAGTGTTGAAAAATGCTTACCGTTCTGATTTCACAGTGGCTGGTGGTAAAACACCCGCTGCGAAGACCACAAATGATTTGCCTCTGGGCACCAAAAGTCCAATGACAAATATCAAACGTCCGCCCAAGCCAGCCACTGGCGCTCAACCCCGAGGATAATTCAAAATGACATTTTTTTATGACCTAAACAAAAAACTGGACAGCATTCGCGAAAAACCAGAAACCACAAACCAACAACTCAACGAACGTGACATGAGTCGTCATGCCAAAGGTATTGAAAAGTTTGGCAAAGACGGCATGCAGGCCCTGGCCAAGGCTGGTCGTGAAGGCAAGCCTCTTGACAAAATCAGAGCCAAGTATGACAAATACGACGAGTCAATGGATGAAGGCCTAGGTTCTATTGTAAAGAAAATTGGCGGTGGCATGAAAAAAATGGCCGGTCGTGCCATGGACAAAGTGGCTCCCGGAGACGAGGCACTGTTGAAAGATCTACAGAAAAAAGTGGGTGTACCACAAACTGGCATGAAGCCAGGTAGCCAACCAAATCCCAAGGTAGTCAAAGAAGTAACTGCCCCAATTGATTTTGACAAAGTGTTAGATGCTATTGCTGCATTGTACGGCGACGAAATATGGGACAATGATGCTATGCAGGATCTAGCCAACGATCTTGAACAAGCAGGTCCAACTGAAAGAGAACTAGATTTCATTATTGCCAAAGGTAAGTTGCCAAAACGGTTGGCTGGCATCCAATTCTCAGCAGGCGACAATGTTCAATTTGGCGAAGGAAGTTCTCCAATGTCACCCAAGCAAAAGAGCTTTGCTGCATTGGCTGAGCCCAAAGACAAAATTACTTTTGCTGACAAGATTGCCGGCGCCAAAAAAGAAGTTGACGAGATGCTGGGCGATGTGGCTGCTGAAGCCATGCGTGGCGCACTCAAAGGTGGCCAGAAGAAACTAGACCGAAATCAAAACGGTAAACTGGATGCACAAGACTTTGCCATGCTGCGTAAAGGCGGCAAGCAAGAAACTGACGAAGGCTGGGATGACATGATCAAAGCAGTCGATCAACGTCGCGGTGAAGTCAAAGCTGGTCACAAAGTGCAAGGGGCCAAAGGCGAGATTGAAAAAACTGCCACTGGCATCAAGCACACTCGCAGATACGATGCCAAAACTGGCGAAACAGACACTGGTGATGATGCACCAGCCGATGGCGAAAAGCGCGGTCGTGGACGTCCCAAGGGCACAGGCAAGAGCATGGGCGCCAAGGGACCATCAGGCAAAAGCAAACTGATGACCAAAGAAGCAGATCACGACAGTGAAGAAATCAAACAGGCCGTGGCCATGCTGAAAAAAGCTGGATACCGAGTTGAGAAAGCTGAACAAGAGCTTGACGAAAAAGCTGTGAGCAAAAAGCAGCAGCGTTTCATGGGCATGGTTCATGCAACACAAAAAGGTGAAAAAGCTCCTTCAAAAGAAGTTGCCAAAGTAGCCAAGTCAATGGGCAAGAAAGATGCTGAAGACTTTGCTGCTACCAAGCACAAAGGCCTGCCTGAAAAGAAAAAGCCAGAAAGCAAAAAGAAAGAAAAAACAGAAGAAGCTGGTGGATCAGGAACCCCCACTGCATCCAGCGGATTCAGTTTTGGCAAAGGCATTTACGATTCAATGAATCGCGAGCTTGAAACCATGATTGCTGAAAGCATGAACATATCAATGAGCATGAACAGCGACGATGCCATGCACGGTGGTGCAGCCAAAACACTGACAGTGACAGCCACAGATGACGATGCCATGAAGTTGGCTGCATTGTTGAAAATGGCAGGCCTGGGCAGCCAAGGCGCTGAACAGACCATTGATGAAAACGCACCAGATTGGCCCACTGAACAAGAAACCAGCGACAATGCCATGCAGTATTCAGGTGGATTGAACGGACCCAAGTCAACTGGTCAGACCACGGTACCTGTGATTGCCAGTCAAATCAATCGTCAGGCCACCTACGAGGATGACGAATTGAATCGCTTGCGTGAAATGGCCGGTGTGGCCGAAGGCAAGAAGCCAGACTTCTTGGACATGGACAAAGACGGTGACAAAGAAGAGCCAATGAAAAAAGCTGTCAAAGACAAAGAAGACAAAAAAGTCGAAGAAAGTATTCTTGACATGAAACGTCTGTGGACAGCCTACAAGGGGTAAACATGGTATACAAGCCTTACAATGAAAATTTGAACACTCCTACTCAGCAGAATCCGCACAGTCCTGCAACCAGTGGGTATCGTCAACAACCAGTGGAGATTCCTGGCGTGCTGGATCAAACTCGTCAGTTGTATCAACCCGTGGTTAGCCAACCCAACAAGGACAAGAAGTAATGCCTGCCAATGTATACACCTCTTTAAGCAATGCCACCGTCTATACTGACCGGTTGGAGATCAGCACCAATGCTGCCAATGCTTGGTTGCAGGTGTATGCCACAGCTCTAGGCACTGCCAATGCTGCGGGAAATTTGTACTCAGCTCCTATAAACATTCCTGCCAACACAGTGTATCAGACCTATGTTGGTGCCGGCAATAAAGTGACCATAGTGTGCACAGCTTCGTACACAGCATTGGAATTAGGAACAGCCAGTTCAGCTCAATCTGGAGTGATTGGCGGAGGCAGCTGATGCGAGCCCGCGAATTTTTGGCAGAGAAAAAAGTTGGTGACATCAGCACCAGGCTGCGATATGCCACTCGTGGCCTGCATAAATTTCGCGATGGTCAGTTTGCTGATCGTATCTATGAACTCA